ACATTTGGAATGAAGCACAAGTAGCTTGGGAGCTGGCAGACTTTTCGGAGTCTGACTAATGGCTGAGGAATCAACTGGGGTACGCATTACCCAGCAAGCAATTTACGCCAAGCAACTTGAGCATGGGGAAACCCTTGTCAAGATCCTTGAGAAGCTGGACCACCTAGACGAGGTTCCTGCTCGCTTGAGAGAGGTAGAGCTGACACTTGCTCGCCTGGCTTGGATTGAAAAGATTGCTTACACAGGTTTAGCTGCTTCCGTTGTTGCTCTTGTTAGCTTGATTTTTACAATGATTGGAAACTAATGAAAACCAAACCACAATGGCCGATTGACGGCAAAAAGGGCAAAGACTGGAAAATTACCAGTCCTTTCGGAATCCGTATCCATCCGATTGAAAAAATCCGCAAATCTCACAATGGGAATGATATTTGGGGACCCAAGGCAAAAATCTGGGTTGAAGCCTGGCACGATGGCACAGTCATTGCCGCAGGAACATCAAAGCTCAAGAACGCAGACGGCTCTCTCGGCGGTGTCGGCTGGTATGTAGACATTCGGTCCAAGATAAATGGCGAGTGGTTTGTAGCTCGCTACGCTCACATGGTTGAGAACAGCTTGCTAGTCACTAAGGGCGAAAAGGTCAAGGCTGGAACTCGGTTGGGCATCATGGGAAACACAGGAGCCTCAGCAGGTAGACACCTTCACTTTGAAATCTGCAAGGGCAAGGTTCACCGTTGGACACTTGATGGAACAGGCTTCGTAGATCCGATGAAGTTTGTTTTCAACACAATCGAAAAATGGGAGCTTGCTCAGACTATTCCATTGCCTACTCCTGACACAGGTGAAGTTCTACCTGCACCAGTTCACGAGCCAGAGCCAAAAGCTCCTAGACCGCCGAAAGTGGTAAAAAACAAGAGTGCTAAATAGACTCTCAAAAGATAAAAGCCTACGAGTAATCCTTGTGGGCTTTTTTCTTTTCTTCATGGTTTGGCAACCCACTCCTGCCTATGCTGGACAAGCCTGGGCTTCAATAACCTGCCAAGATTCGATTGGCACTCAACAGACATTTCAGGTTGGATGGAACAATGAAAATAACTACTTTTTGGACAAGGGAAACATTGCTCAGCACTTTTGCGAAGGTGGGTATGCTGGTAGCTTCACCAGCTTTGTTAGCGTTGTTTCTAATGACGGCGGGGAGCTGGATAGTTCTTTGCTTTACCATCCTGGTTACAGTCCTACTCCCACTCCTAGTCCTACTCCTATGCCTGAACCTAGTCCTGTGGATCAAACAACGGATACAACAGTAAGGACGGAAGATGTCGAACGCACAGAAGATGTTGCTCGCACTGAGGAAGTTGTCAGAGAGCCTGAGCCAGTGGCTACGGTGGCTCCCGTAGAGCCTGCCCCTGAGCCACAGCCCGAACCTACACCTGAACCGACCCCAGAACCTACGCCAGAACCAGAACCTACTCCAGAACGCCCTGAGAAGCCCGTAGAGACTCCGAAGCCCGTAGAAAGCCCGACACCTACCCCTGAACCTTCTGAGCCTTCTACGCCGATTACAGAGCCTGAAATTCCATCCGAACCTGCTCCAGAAGTACAGCCTGAGCCTGTTGGCGTGATGGTTGCGATTCAGGCCATTGAAGAACTAACCGATTTTGTAGCGACTGCTGGGTTGGACATGACTCCAGAAAAAAGAGAGCAAGCCCAAGGGGTAATTATTCCATCTGTGATTGTGGCGCAGGTGGCAGCACTAGCAATTAGGAAAATAAATTGAAATTCATAAAAGCACTAATAAATGACATCATTGACCAAGCCTGGACCTTGGTTGCCTTGATGATTGGTTACATTGTTTTAGACGGATCAGCAAGAACTCTGACAGGCTATTTGATTATTGGGACACTGCTATTTTGGATAGCTACTTTTCCATTACGCTACGAAAAGCCTAAAGACTAATTCTTTTTCAAATTACATAGCCCGTGGGCTGGCTTGATGTTGTCTAATGTGTCTGAACCACCATCTGCAATTCTTATTACATGCTCTAAATGCAAGCCATTTTCCCAGCCAGCTTTGCCTGGTTGTCTTGGTGCGTCTAGGTCAATAGCTAGTCCGCAAAGGTGACAATTTGTTCCCCACCTGTCAAATATTTGCTGTTCGGTTAGTTTCTCAAACGGCACTTGCTTTAGTCGAGCGCGTCTAGCTCGAGCGTCATCCCTAGGTTTATTGGGATTATTTGCCCTATGCCTTTTGTTTATTTCTTTGACCTTTTCAGGGTTTGCTTCTCGCCATTTTCTAGCTTTCTCGTTAGACTTTTCAGGATATTTGCTACGCCATTTTTTTGCGCCTCTGGCCCTTTTTTCTTTTAGTTTGTCTGGGTTCTTTGACCAGTAGTTATCACTGTAGCTTTTAACTTTTTCTGGGTTTTCTTTTTTCCATTTTTTCTGATACTCAATAGACTTATCGGTTTTAGACCAATTACGAAAAGCGAGGTTTGAACATGATTTACAAATCGTTTTATAGCCATCTTTAGTATCAGATCTTTTGCCAAAATCCGAAATGTCTTTAGTTTGATTGCACTTGGAACATGTTTTAGTCATAGCTGAATCTAACATAAATAGACCTATTATTGTCCAAATACATAAATTTCAAATGTTAGAATTTATTTAGGGAGAGGGCCAGAATCTTAGAAAGAGCTTCCCTATGTGGTTAGACATCGCACGCAGAACACTAGCTGTAATCATTCTTAAGGTCACAGGAATCTTTGTCGGTGGTTCGGTTATCGGACTTGAAGTTATGCAGGCTGTAGCCATGGCTGCTTTTGCTGGGATCATAGATGTCGCTCAGGAGCTTTCACGCGCTTACCTGTCAGACGGCGAACTTGACCCAGAAGAAATAAACAAGACCTTTGGCAAGATTGGCAGCAAAGAAGTCAAGAAGGATTAACTTCTTCTTCTCTCGCTATCTGTAGTTCCGCCCCAGATTCCGTGCATACCCGCTGACACAGCGTAGTCAAGACATCTAATCTTTACTGGGCATACCGAGCAAATTGCCTTAGCCTCATTAGCGACAAGTTTTCGGTCATGGGGACTACCCACAAGATCATCTGGAAAAAACAGATTTGGGTCTACGGCACACCCTACTCCCCCTGGCACATCCCTAATAGCTTCTTGAAGTTCAATGTATTTGCGTTCTAATTGTCGGTGGCTAAGCATAGGTTTACATTACAGAAAAAACCCGCTAATGTGAAATCCCACACCGAGTAGATGTGGGATTCACGCCAAATGAAAGAGAGGGAAACACTTGGCCTTATCAAAGCTACCAAGCGTAATAAACGAGATACAGGATGCCGTACTCCTAGGAGACTTTGAGAACGGCTCCCCAGAGTGGCACGAGCTACGAAACGAACCTGGTGCTATCGGTGGTTCGGACATCGCAGCAATCGCAGGTTTGTCACAATGGGAAAGCGCCTATACAAAATGGGCAAAAAAGACAAAACAAATTCCAGACAGCATTGAGCCATCTATGTCAATGCGACTTGGAACAAAACTAGAAACACCAATCGCAGAAATCTTTGCCGAAGAACATCCTGAGCTGGAACTTTACACAACAGGAACTTGGGCAAACAAAGAAGAACCTTGGATGCGTGCAAACCCTGACGCAATCTACGCAGACTCAACTGGCGAGTTCGGAATCCTAGAAGTCAAGTTTTCACGCGACTACTGGACAGCCGTGCCTCAGTCCTACCGCGCACAAGTTCTTTGGTACATGCGAGTATTCGGTTTGAAGCAAGCAAAGTTAGTTGCACTTGCAGGTTCTAGTTATCAAGAGTTTGACATCGAGTGGGATCAGTTTGAAGCTGACGCTTTGTTTGCTGCTGCGATTCGGTTCCGCAACCATGTTGTCCAGGAGAGAGCGCCACAATGGGATGGCTCGACTTCAACACTTGAGACAGTCAAGAAGCTAAATCCAAACATCTCAGATGGTGAAGTAGACCTAGACGATTTGGGTATGCACTACTTCAACAAACTTGATGAGTTCGAGCGTGTTGAAAAGGAAATGACTGAGCTAAAGAGTAGAGTCCTATCTGCTATGAACGGCAACAAGAGG